TTATAGCAAATCCTTTTCCATAAATGCAACTACTTCTGCTTGCTTCGAAGGATACAAATGGCTATAAGTATTTAAAGTTGTTGCTACATCAGAATGTCCTAATCGCTGAGCTACAACCAGCGGGCTAACACCTTTATTTATTAGATAAGAAGCATGAGAATGTCTAAATTCATGCATTACAATCTCTTTAACTATAGCAATCTTTAGGTAGTTGTTGAATTTTTTATGTAATGAAGTTGTGGCGAGACTATCATAGAATTCACCAAAAACAACATAATCATTTTTAACTGGTGCTGTTAGTGCAGCATCTTTTTTTATACCTTTTAATAAATTCATTACAAAGTTAGGTAACATAATAATTCGATTAGAAGCTTTAGTTTTTGGTTCTGTAACTTGACGATTGTATCTAGTTTTGTGAATGTTAATAGTCTTTTCTTCGAAATTTATATCTTCCCAAGTTAAAGCTAGTAGTTCGCCTTTTCTTGCTCCACTATAATAAAGAGTTGAAAAGAATGCTTTATACATGGGCTCATCTACCACACTGATAAATTGTTTAAATTCTTCGAATTCCCAAAAGTTAATTCTTTTCTTTGATTCTTTTTGAAAATTCCCAGCAATTCTTGCTGGATTGGTTGTTAAACCATGAAATTTTATTCCAAAATTAAATATTGCTGAGAGTGTAGTGTGGAATTTTTTTAAATACTCCGCAGAGTATTCATTGATCATTTTGTTTTGATAGTCCATTACATGTCTAGGTGTGATACAGTCAATTTTCATTTTCCCAAATTCCTTCATTAAATGATTGTAGATGGCATTTTTTATGGTATTTATTGAAGATTGTTTCCTCCTCTGCGTATACCAATTAAAATAACTATCTGCAACGTGCTCAAATGTTAGATTGGAGTTTGATTCTTTGTCTACTAACATTTTGGCTTCAGCTTCTCGTGCTTCTTTTTTTGTTTTAAAGCCGCGACGTTTTACTTGCTTAAGTGTTCCATCAAATTGTCGAATTCTAGTGACAAAGTAATAAGTACCACGCTGTTCATCTTTATAGATTACCAAAGGAATTCCTCCTCATTGTATACGTAAAGAGTTATAAATAAATTTATTGTTTAGAAAATAGTATAGCATTGTGTTTTATAAAAAGAAAAGACGCTTCAAGTAAATTGAGCGTCTTTTTCAAAAAATATATGGCATAGAAGAGTTAGGAATACAATTAAATAATACCATATTTAGGGTTTTTTGAACTTGAGAAAATTCCTATAGTATTCGCTTAAAAAAAAGATGTTCTAATAAGAACATCTTAATAATGGATTTAAATTTGAAGAAATAACAATTGGTAAACGGCTAATTTTATGTTATGCCATTTGTTAATAAAAAGAGTCAGTCTAATAAAAAGAATCCGCTACAATATGCAACGGATCCTAGTCTTAGAAGTTTGAAGCAACTAAGACGTTTTGTGATGGAAATTCGATTATAACATATGCCGTTTAAAAACCAAATGGACCTTATAGGATTTGAACCTATGACCGGACGGTTATGAGCCGTCTGCTCTGACCAACTGAGCTAAAGGTCCTTGTATGGATAGTATATCAGCGTGTATAAAAAAAGAAAAGGCACAATCAATATGAAAGTGCCTTTTCTTTCAGCTTAATATTTCTTTAAATAAATAGAGGTGTACCTCTTTTATTGGGATGTAAACACACCCTATAAAACAGAATCATCTTTAAATCCAGATTGTTAGCACACACAATAAAAAAGAAGCGAGGTAAATATTTAGATAAACGCTATGTCACTAGTGCGATTGACATATTACGCTCTTAATAATAAGAGAATCTGCTTTATAGAATGTATCCACGCTTTTTATTGTACTACTTTTATTATGTACATGGTGTATTGTTTTATGATTATGCAAAATTGCATTATTACAGTTCCTATAAAACAAAAAAAGACATCCAAATAAGGATGTCTACAAAATTAAACCATCTTACTTTTAATAACAGAAGAGTAAGGGAACTCAATTATTATTAAACCATCATATTAATCAAACAGAAAGGATACTTTTATATTATCATATAGTGCTATCTGTTAATATTGATAAAAAATAAAAGGGTATTTTGGGGTAATTAATAAAAATTAATGATTGGCTGGGTGTGAATTTTTCGTAATGGCTGGTTTTGTATCACTAAAATTGAAATATACTAGCAAAATAATCGAAAAATGGGGAACAATTGTCATTTTAAAACAAAAATTGTTGAAAAAATCAAAAAATAAAATTATTTTAAATAGAATTGTGTTATATTGGATGCGTATATCCAATTATGGAAGAGAATTTGCAGTTTCGAAAGTTTAAGAAATTAACAAAATAATATTATTGAACATAAATAAAGACCCATAGAAGCGTGTTCAAGAGGGACTCTCACACCTCCTCTCGAACCGTTCCCTAACTCAGCCTTAGGAAACACTTGCCTCGTATGAGTCCATCTTATTATATCACATTTAAGCAATGTTCTTATTGAAAAAATTGTTAGGATGGAAAATTTATGTTCTAAAAGGGGGAAGTAAGTTTGTGAAGGAGTTAATGAGGAAGATAAAGAAACAGGCTGAAAAAATGGAATTAACTTTTCCAGACATTGAGAGAAAAACGGGAGTAGATCGTGTAGTTATTTCAGATGCTGTTGCAGGAAATACAGCTGAAATGAAATTTGATAATTTTCTACTTGTAGTCTCGGTTCTTTTTGAAAATATGGATGAACGGAAAGATATTCTTAATGAATTTATTTCGTTAATGAAAAGTCCATTAAATATCCGCAAATCTTTGGTGTATTATCAAGGGGTTGGGGAATTTGAAAGTATTGATTCGCTTATAGAGGCACATAAAGACAACGATAAATTAAAAAAATATTTATGTGTTTATAAATTTTTTAATATGCGAAATAAAAATGAAAAAAAGGGGCAACCATTAATAGATGAGTTGGATAAAAAATCTTTCTCAATGGAAGCCGAATGTGGAGTATTAGTCAATATGTTATATAATTTTTCTATGTACGATATATTTAACATTAGGGCTATGCATCCATATACAGACAAAGTGGAAAAAAATCTGTCAGGTTTAGTTGATGGATTTATTAAAGAATTATTGACTTTGCATTTTAAAGAAAGACTCGCGTATATCAATTTATTTGATGATAAATTAGACGTATGTCGGAGGTATGCAAAGGATATATTGAAATCAAACACTGACATCCACTTAATTAAAGCGACGTCCATGTGTTGCATTGGCGAAAGCTATATGCTTGAAGATCAATTTCTTTCGGAAAAATGGATTTTGGATAGTATCGATTATCTAGATAAACATGGAGTATCTCGTGATAGTAGAAAATACAAAGCCTTTAATACTACACTTAATTTTTTATACATCGAATTTGGTTTTAATTTAGATAAGATTAATTTTGACTACATTGATAAGTCAGAATTAGGATATCACATAGGATTGCATGAAGATAAGGAAAAAGGATTAGAAATGATATATAATTTAGTTAAAGAACGTGGTAGTTCACCGTTTACTGATTACTATATTGCTAGGATAAATGAAGATTTAGAGGATTTGGGAAAGGCTCTTATACGCTTCGAGCGGGTTGCAAACTACCATTATGCTAAAGCGGTACGACGTACAATTGAATTATTAAAAAAGAAACAGGGAGAGGTGGAGAGAGTATGAGAAAAATTGGTATACTATTGTTAGGCGTTGTTGGTGCGCTAGCATTAACTTTAAACACAGGGGTAGCTGAGAAAGAGTATGTTGCTAGTAAGCAACTAAATAACGAAAATGTACAATATATGAGTTCGGAACCAGGTGGTTACTAAATTAAAGTAAGTTAATTGTAAGAATGAAGGACGTTGCGTAAATCGCAGCGTCCTTTCGTACTTTTCAGGGGATGTTGATTTTTGGACTCTCTTCTAAAAATCGTCACCTATTTTTTGCTAATAGAAAAGGGAGGAATTTTGATGTTAGAAACTGTAGAGGTAGTAGAACAAACAAAATGTATGATTGGAAAACTCTTAGAGTCTAAAAAAGTCAGTTGTGATGTTGAATATGTGATAAATGAGTTATATAAAACAGGAATATATACGAAAAAGGAATTTGATGAAATCACGAATATATTGCAACAAAAAAAGGACTAGCCAAATGGAGGCCACTGAAAAAGTGGCAATTTAGTAAAAAAGGTATATTTCTTCATAATCTGAGGAACGTATACCTTTTTTGTTGTATACTTATCATATCAATCTAAGACGGGTGAATGGTATGATACAAAATCAACAATCGATGGTTTTCAGTTCCTATATGGATATTTATGATTTAGTGGTTCCAACGGATAATCTTTTACGCAAAATTAACGATTTAATCGACTTTTCTTTTGTTTATGAAGAGCTTAAAGATAAATATTGTCATGATAACGGCCGAAATGCTATCGACCCTATTCGTATGTTCAAATATTTATTATTAAAGGCAATTTATGACTTGTCTGATGTCGATGTAGTTGACCGTTCAAAATATGATATGTCTTTTAAATATTTTCTTTATATGGCTCCGGAGGAGCCAGTAATCGAACCAAGCTCTTTAACTAAATTTCGGAAACTTCGTTTAGAAGATGTGACTCTTTTGGACATGTTAATTCATAAAACCGTTGAAATTGCCATTGAGAATAAAATCATCAAAAGTAATTCTATTATCGTTGATTCGACTCATACAAAAGCTCGGTACAATCAGAAGTCACCTAAAGAAATTCTAATAGATCGCTCTAAAAAACTGAGAAAAGCGGTTTATAAGATAGATGAAAACATGAAAAATAAATTCCCGACTAAAAATGCAACAGAAATCCTTGAAGATGAGATTCACTATTGCCAAAAACTAATTGAAGTGATCGAAAAGGAGAACACACTTTCTCAGTATCCAAAAATAAAGGAAAGTTTGAACCTTTTAAAAGAAACAGTTACCGATGATATGGAACGTTTACAAATATCGGAAGATTGCGATGCAAAAGTTGGACATAAAACTGCGGATTCTTCATTCTTTGGATACAAAACACATATCGCTATGAGCGAAGAACGGATTATCACAGCTGCCACAATCACCTCCGGTGAAAAAAATGACGGTAAGCAATTAGAAACTCTCATCGAAAAAAGTATCGAAGCGGGTATTCAAGTTGAGACTGTCATTGGTGATACTGCTTATTCGGGAAAAGGAAATATTGAATATACAAATAAAAAGAAATTAAAATTAGTAGCCAAATTAAACCCTTCTGTGACACAAGGTTATCGTAAGAAGGAAGATGAATTTGAATTTAACAAAGATGCTGGAATGTATGTGTGTAAGGCAGGTCACATGGCCATAAGAAAGGCTCGTCAAGGTAAGAAAAAGGTAAACGCTAATCAAACTGACACATACTATTTTGATGTAGAAAAATGTAAACACTGTCCATTTAAAGAAGGTTGTTATAAAAAAGGTGCGAAAAGTAAGACATATTCTGTAACTATTAAATCTAATGAACATACGGAACAAGCCAAATTTCAAGAAACTGACTATTTTAAGAAGAAATCCAAAGAACGTTATAAAATAGAGGCTAAAAATAGCGAATTAAAACACAGACACGGGTATGATGTTGCGAAATCCTCGGGTCTCATTGGCATGGAATTGCAAGGGGCCCTGACTATTTTTACAGTGAATTTAAAAAGAATATTGAAATTAATGGATTAAAATAAGGACCTGATAGTCCTGATTCATGCAAAAAACGACGCTACAATTCATATTTTGAACTATAGCGTCGTTTTTTTATTATTATTTTTTAATCTGTACAAAAATCCGAAGGATTTTCAGTGGCTTCGCCAAATGCTATTCCTTTTTTTGTTAACTCAACATACGTTTTATAGCAATGTTGAAAAAATCCCTTACTTTTTCAGTTTCTTCGATAGTAAGTTCTCTTCCACCATAGTTAAGTGTACCGTTCTCCAAAATATCTTGTAGATTATTTTTCGATCCATCTGGATTATCAATTCTCCCTAATATGAAATCAGTTGTGGAATTAAACACATCAGCTAATTTACATAGCATTTCGGGATTTGGTTTTCTGTAGTTTATTTCATAACCATTGTAGGTTGAAATTGAGACTTCTAATTGATTTGCCACATGTTCTGTTGTCCACCCATATCTTTTGCGTAGAAACTTTAAGTTTCCTCCTATATCCATTTATAAAACCCCCCTAAAATAGAGTACTTTACCCGTTTTACTATAACTTGAATACCTGTATAAACAGCTTACACTAAAATAAAAATAAAATCTACGCATATAGCGTATAAAAGGGTATTTACTTTTACGCATAACGCGTATAATATAATAAGCAATAAGCGAAGTAAGGGGGTACCTCATGAAAAGAGATTGGCTTGTGAAAATAAGAAAACAACATGAGTTGACGCAAGCAGACATTGCGGAAGCTTTAAATATAAGTCCTACACACTATGCAGACATTGAGAGTGGAAGAAGAACACCCGGGGCATCTTTGGCTATGAAAATTGCAACATTTTTAGAGTTTCCAGTAGAGTGGCTTCTATTACCTTCTTATCTGCATAATGCGGAAAAATGGGTATTGAAACTAGCTATGCAAATGGATTTTCCTTCGGAAGAAATTTTTTTGAATGCATTTCCGCGAATTGCGGAAAAGATAAAATCTTGTAAGAAAACGAGTTAACTGAAGGGAGGTGATAAGAATGAAAAATGGCAAAAAACCATCTAAACGTGAAAAAGTCCGTATTGCGTCGTATAAGTTGAATCCTGAAAACTGGTTGATCTTTAAGAAAACAGATGGACAACTTCACTTAGTGCATCGAAATACATTTGCTACACGTGTAATTCCAAATTTATAACTGAAGGGGGATAAACCAAAATGAACATCCAGGAATACGGTGATCGTGAAAAAAAGCTTGTAAGGCTAATAGGTACATCAAAGCTGTGGAATTTTAATCAGTTTGTACTGGATTTGGTTGAAATACATGGGGTAGAAAAAACGCAAGAAATCGTTAGTGAGTTAGGGCGTCATGCTGTAGATACTGCTAAATTACACGAAGAAACAATTGCTAAATAAGGATGATCTCAATGTATAAAAATCTATTTATCGCTCGAAAAGAGAAGCGTATGACACAAGAAGCGGCTGGGAAGTTAGTAAACATGTGTAAGCAAACTTATTATCTAAAAGAAAATTGTAAACGTGATTTCACTTTAAAAGAAGCCCAGAAGCTTGCAAAATACTTCAAAACAACAGTGGACGAGCTATTTGAAAAATAATGAAGGGATGGTAAAAGAAAATGAAACCTGAAGAGTTGTTCGAAGAAAAACAACATCTAGTATTTGCTGCGATCAAACAACAATTTGGTAGTTATCACATGGCGAAACGAATTGCTGAAAATAACAATATGGAATTTGATGATTTGGTGCAAGTGGGAAATATGTATCTTTGGGAGCGGTGTGTGAAACATGATCCAGAAAGAATAGGTACATTTAGCGCTTACGTGATGAGAGGATTGCGATGGTATTTGAGTAATGAAATTCACTTAAAAGGTACTTTATTTAAAGTTAGTCGATATGTCAGTGTGGACGAAAGAAACCAAATTGAGACGCGATCTATTGATTTACATCGAGATGGGGAAGTAATAAATGATTTTTTTGCAGTATCAGATATTGATGTGGAAGAAGAAGCGCTGTTATCCGTTGCATTTGAAGAAGTAACAAGTGTACTGGAAGAAAAAGAAAAGTCAATCATTCTGCATATTGGTGAGGGATATACCACAAGAGAAATTGCAATGAAATTTGAGATGGGGAAGTCCACAGTGAATAAAAAGAAGAACGAAGCATTTCTCAAAATCAATCCAGATTATAAACCGATAAAGCAACGGTCATTTTTCTTAGAACCTGTTTAAAATCTTTTCAATAAAATCGCCACACCTGCCAATAAGCAACTCTGTCTGCTATTTTCAAGTGTTCGTTCACAATTCTTCCACAGTCTGCGGTAATTTTCCAACCAAGCAAAGGTTCGTTCCACAATCCAGCGTTTGGGTAACACGACAAACTTGTGAAGTTCAGATCGTTTGATGATTTCAACCGAACAATTAATCGTTTCTTTGATGGATTGTGCAAAGGATGGCCCCGTATATCCGCCATCACAAAGTATATTTGTTACTTTTCCCAGTGTTTTCTTATGCCTTTTACACATTTTGATCGCACCCTCTCGGTCCGTTATATTCGCAGTTGTGACTTCTATAGCATGAATAAGACCGTTCGTATCTACAGCGATATGTCTTTTGATTCCTGACACTTTCTTTCCAGCATCATAGCCTTTTTCACCAGCTATCCATGTGTTTTTCACGCTTTGTGCATCTACGATGCAGAAACTTGTCTGATTCTTACGTCCATCTTGCTCACGATAGGTTTCAACCAATTTTTTTATGCACTTTTTCGAGAAGACTTATGCCCTTCTCGTCTACTTTCCGCCAAATCTGATAGTAGAAATAGACTGTTTGCCAGTTTGGAAAATCACTTGGTAAGTTACGCCATTGGCATCCTGTGGTAAGCACGTATAGCACACCGCAGAATACCTCATACAAATCAACTGTGCGTGGACGCGTCTTTTTTCTTGCGTTTTCCAAATCTTCTTGAATAAGTTCAAACTGTTCACGTGAAACGTTACTTGAATAATTATGTATCATAGAAAATATCCTTTTTTGTACAGATTATACCATAGATTCTAAACAGGTTCTTAGGAAAGCGATCATTAAAGGAGAAACATCAAAGCCAACTGGTGATGTAGAGTATCGGGAAAACGTAAAAAAAGACCTGTTTCCGCAGGTCAAAAACAAGGGTATTTCGTAAAAGAATATAGCTTACCCATATTTTAACAAACGTGTATGGAAAATGCCAGTCTATAAATGCAGAATTTTCAGTCAACTTAAAGCAGAGGTGATGTTAAAAATGAATAATCAATTAAAAGTACAAACTTCTTATTTAGTAATGGTGGGGAACCTATTTATTGGGAATCACACCCCGTTAATGATGTCTAAAAATACTAAAGGTGCAATGGCGTTTGAGCATGCTATGGCAAAGAGAATTGCAAAAGAAGTAGCCGGTATCGTAGTTAGAAAAACTGTGGAATATGAACGGTTGGAGTTTTAACCGGAAACGCTAGTACAACGACAAAAGACCCAAAGAGGGGTCTCATGCCTAGCATATTCCAATAAGGAGTAAGAGTAAAACATCAAAAAGGATACAACTCGTGTATGTATACTCTACCAGAATATATGATTAATCGAAAGAATATTCAGTATTTTCAAGGTTGAGAAATAAAATACGCCCCAAGCTGACAGGAGCGTAAGTAAGAAAACGTTTCATTGATTTTCTCATTCATTATATCTCAAAAGTTTTTACATGTAAATGGAGGAATGATACATGATAGAAAACCCAATGGTCATACATAATGGGTATGGCATTCGAGATCCACAGGAATATGAGCCAACACTTTTCAAAGATATTTGTGGAAGTGAAGTATTTCAAGATGAGGATGTACTTGTTTCTCCAGATGGAGAAATCTTGCTGAAAGAGAATGCTGTCCCCTATTTACTTTCTATTTTAGGATTTCAAGAACGAATGGCAGGTGAATGGGATGAGTTTACAAGAAAGGATTGAAAATGAAATATCCATTTTAAAGCGTCTCATTGACCGACATAAGCGTTCTAGTGACTCAGAATCTATTTATATGGTCATTGCCTATGAATATGGTTTACAGGTGCTTATGGAAGTATATGAAATGAGTAAACAAGAAGAGGTGATACCATTTTGAACGCTGCAATTGAAGAGTTAGAACAGTCGCTACATGTCATGAATAGAAAATTACGTGAACATAAGAGTGAATTAGAAAGATTGATAGAAAAAAAGCCGATTGTTGAAAATAACATTAAAAACACTGAAACGAAGATTCTTGATATTGAAGCTTCTATTTTCGTTCTGAAGAAAATGGTGGAGGTGGATTAATTGGAAATTACAAATGCTTCTAGCATCACAACGGATAATTCAACGTATTTGATTTATGGTAATCCTGGTATGCGTAAAACATCTACAGCGAATTATTTAGAAGGTAAGACACTTTACATTCCAATCGATAAAACACAAGCTCCATTATCAGGTAATGCGGATATCGATATTGTTAAATTTGATACCTATGATGCCTGGACAAACTGGAATGCACTCATGAAAGATTTGTCTACGGCTGAGTTATCAAAATACGATACGATTTTTTTTGATAACATTTCAGAGTTAACTAGATCTATGCTTGCTAACTTAGGTCGAGAAGGTAATAACAATCGTGTTCCTTCACAAGCAAATTATCAACAAATTGATTTTTTCATAATCGATAGTGTTCGATTTATCCAAACTTTAGGGAAACGCGTTGTATTTACAGCATGGGAAACCACTGATAAATGGGAATTACCTAGTGGACAAGCTGTTAATCGTGCTTATCCTGATATCCGACTCAAGATATTAAACAACTTTATGGGTCTATGCCAAGTGGTTGCGAAATCAGTCATTAATGAAGAATCAAAAAATTATGGGTTTATTTTAGATCCTTCGCCTTACATCTTTGCAAAGAATCAACTTGATAAACGTAAAGCTTGTGCTCATGAAGATATTTTTAAAATTGGTTATGTACCAGAAAAACAAGGGGGAAATAAATAATGAGTTTCTTTAAATTCGATGAAACAAACGTAAATACAGGTTTTGAATTAGTTGCCGAAGGTAAATATGAAGCGGTAATTGTAAATGCAGAAGCTGGTAAAACACAGGCAGGTAAAGATAAATTATCGGTAGATTTCGAGATTCGTAGTGATGTACCGCAAAATCATCAAGGCGCAAAAGTACTTTATAACACATTTACATTTGAACATGAGGTATCAGTAAAAATCGTTAACTCACTATTAAAAGCATGTGGGTTTGGTAATAATCATGCTTTCCATTCAGCTGAAGATATGGGCAAGCAACTTATCAATAAGAATATGAAAATTACAGTAAAACATGAAGAATATGACAAGGTTGTGGATGGTCAAAAACAAAAACGTACGGCTGCAAAAGCGAAGTATTATGATCCATCGGATGTAAATCCAATTACAAGTGGTCCAGCGGTAACAATCGGCGATGAAATGTTACCGTTCTAAATAATTAAATAGAGAGGTTGGTTTTGCCGACTTCTCTTTTTTATACCCTAAAAGGCTAATAGGAGGGCAAAATGAAAAAGAATCCATACAATTTTAATGAAATTCCTGCTGAATTAAAAGCTCTTCCCCAATGGATCTTGTGGAAGTTCGAAATGCAAAATGGTAAACAAACTAAAGTTCCGTGTCAGGTAACTGGTGAAATGGCGCAAGCGAATAACAGACGTACCTGGTCAACATTTGCAACAGCGGTCAAATTCTACTTAGAAGGTGACTATGACGGAATAGGTTTCGTGTTTAGTAGGCAGGACAATTATATAGGGATAGATATTGATAAGTGTGTTGTGGACGGAAAGACAAATGCTTTTGCAACAGAAATTATCGATACGTTAGATAGCTATACAGAGTTTTCACCTTCAGGAAATGGCATCCACATCATCATCAAAGGTAGCCTTCCACAATCTGTTTTAGGTACTGGAAGGAAAAATGCAAAACATGGTTTAGAAATCTACTCATACGGCCGATTTTTTACTTTCACTGGTAATCGTGAAAATTCCAATGATGTGTATGATCGTACGGATGAACTAGCGGAAGTATTTGAACAGTATTTTGATGATAGCGACATTCAAGGACGCGTCAATTTAGCGGAATTTGAAAAAGATGAAATCAAGATTTCGAACGAAGCATTATGGGAAAGAATGTTCCGAAGTAAAAAAGGCGATGAAATACGTTCTTTATTTAACGGTAACGTAAAGAATGGTGACCATTCTGGAAGCGATCAGTCTTTATGTAATTACTTAGCATTTTGGACAGGGAATTCGGCAACTCGAATGGATTCTATGTTTCGTGAGAGTGAGTTAATGCGTGATAAATGGGATGTAATCCATTTTAGAGATACAAATGAAACATATGGGGAAAGAACGATTGCAAATGCGATTGCTTCCACACCTACAACTATTTTAGATAATCAAGATCAATTTGAAGAATTTTCGTTTGATTTCCTTGAGGAAAATACCACTGAAGTTGTGGAGGACAAGCCAAAAAAGAAATTTCGGTTAACAGAACTTGGAAATGCGGAACGTATTGCCTATGAATATGGCCATATTATCAAGTATGTAAATGAGATGGGGTGGCTAATATGGGATGGAAAACGATGGAGAATAGATACGAGAAAAGAGATTGAAAGAATTACAGCAAAAGTACTTCGAGGTCTCTATAAGTCAGAGGAGGAACCTGAAGTGAAATGGGCGCGGATGTGTGAGCGTAGAAATATTCGAATGAATAGCATCAAGGATCTTATGCCGTTAGTTCCAGGTGAGCGTGAAACGTTTGATAGACATCCATTTTTATTTAATGTAGAAAATGGGGTGGTGGATTTACGAACAGGTCAAATTTGTCCACATGATCGCAATTTATATCTATCAAAAATCACCAACGTTACATTTGATGAACAGGCGAAGTGTCCTACATGGATTGCCTTCTTAGAACAAATTTTTTTAGGGGATACCGAATTAATCGAATACATACAGCGATTAATAGGGTATAGCTTAACCGGTGATATCTCAGAACAAATCATGATGTTCTTAGTTGGTGGTGGTTCAAATGGAAAATCCACATTTATCAATACCATCAAAGACTTAATGGGTGAGTATGGGAAGCAAGCAAAGTCAGATACATTCATTAAGAAAAAAGAAACAGGTGCGAATAATGATATTGCAAGATTGGCCGGAGCTCGCTTTGTAAGCGCGATTGAGAGCGAGGAAGGGGAAAGGCTTGCCGATTCTTTTGTAAAGCAAATAACGGGCGGAGAACCTGTTTTAGCACGATTCTTGAGACAAGAGTATTTTGAATTCGTTCCAGACTTCAAAGTATTCTTTACGACGAATCATAAACCGATTATCGGCGGATTGGATGAAGGGATTTGGAGACGCGTTAAATTAATTCCTTTTAGCTTGAATCTACCAGTACATAAACGTGATAAACGATTACCTGAAAAGTTATCGTTAGAAATGCCAGGTATTCTCAATTGGGCGATTGAAGGGTGCATGAAATGGCAACAAGACGGATTGAAAGAGCCGAAAGTGGTAGCAGAAGCAACAGGACGATATCAAGAGGACATGGATATTTTAGGTCCGTTTCTGAGTGAAGTTTGTTATACGGATGAACCTAAAAACGAAGCAATCAAAATGGAAGCAAAGGAACTGTATAACGTGTATGAAACATGGTGTTTTCGGTCGAGAGAACGAGCTTTAGGGAATCGATCATTCTATCGCATGTTAGAAACGAAGGGATTTGGCAAAACAAAAGGAACAGGGAATAAAACGTTTTTTACAGGAATTACCTTATCGGGACGTAAACCAGTTAGTAAAGGAGTTACTGGAAATGAGGAAAATAGCCATTTTAAGGCTGTTCACTAACTATTTTTGAGCTTTAATAACTTCTTAGAAAACCAGTCGTATCAAGGTCTCGATTGGTGTTTTTAAGCTAGAAAGTTATTTTAGTTATTGTTTGGTTAGTTCGTAAAAAAAATAAAAAATAAACATATATATATTATATATTAGTACGCTGCGAACCCGCGGGACGATAACTTTGCTAACTTCTGGGGTGTAAAATTGTCCTTCATACCTAGAGCGCCAAGGGTTTGGTAAGAGTTATTAAAGCGAAAAATGAGTTGTTGGAAGGCTGTTTTAGTTAGTGAAACGTAGATTTTTCAAAATTTGATAACTAAGGGAGATTGAAGAAATGGTGCAGCAATTTGTGGAAGGGAATATAGAACGTGATAGCAAGAGTTTTGAAACGAAAGAAGCTTTGTATGCAAGATATTTGAAATTTTGTGACGGCTATCATATCCAACCTTTAACAAAAATTAGATTTGGTAAAAAGTTAGATGAATTAAATATAGGCGTAAAGCATTCTCGAATGAAAAATTATGTGCATGAAAGTGGTCGGTGGGGAGTGAAACTCCTCCCATGCAAGTATTAGAAATGCTAAGTCTCATATGGAAATCAGGCGCGGACATCTATTTAGACGAAAGTGACGGTCGGATTGCAATTAAGCGACAGAATGTCATTCCAACGGAAGTGATGCAATTGGCTGAACAAAATTTCAGTGAAATTGATGTCTGGTTTCAATCATGGAAGGGTGCAAGCGCGGAGAGGGTAACGATTAGGAAGGTATTTTATCAATTCTGTGGATGGCAGCATAACCAACAGTTATACGAATGGCTGCTTGCTGAAGCGGATTCTTTACAATTGTTCTATGACTGGACCATTGTACTTGCAAAGAATGGATGGGATGATGTGTACTCTGATTTTAGAGAATACGAAAATGATGAATCGAATGCAATGGCGAGAAAGATATATGAACGTGCGGTTTTATATGCAAGGAAAGGAGTGTAAGAATGATTCGTTTTCATTACACAGATAAAGAAATAGAAAAAATCCTTAAAACACTAACAATCGTTATCGATACTCGTGAAAATGTAAATGGCCATATTCTGGATTACTTGCATCAAAAAGGCATTCCAATTAAAAATCAAAAATTGGATACCGGTGATTATGGCTGTATGATTCCGAAAAATGAAGAACTTGGAATACCTCGTGATATCTATTTAGATAGCCGAGTAGAACGGAAAGCGCACATGGATGAGATCACAGGGAACTTACAAAAGGATACGCAAACAGCGTTTGAAAATGAATTGATTCGTTCGAAAGACATTCCATTCACTTTAATTGTGGAGGACCTACATGGATATGAGAAGATGCTACAAGGTAAGTATCGTTCAAAATACAACCCATTAGCGTTACTTGGCAGGCTCAATACATTTAAAGCGAAGTATAACTTCGAAATTGTGTATTTAGATAAAAAATTCAGTGGCAATTGGATATATCATCATTTTTATTATCAAGCAAAACATTACCTAAGAACAGGCATTTTCTAAGCAAGGAGGAGTAATGAACAGGAAACAAATATACATCGATGTCCTGATTCAAAAGGGAATCTACAAAGAAGAAAAAACAGGACGTCAGCTTTATGAAATGGATGAAAACGAGTTATGGAAACTATTAAAAGGGGATAGGAAGAATGGAAGCAATGGAAACCGGTGTTTATGAAATTATTAAATGAATTAGTAGAGTGAAGGGTGGAAAATAAACAATGGCGTATTCAAAATCAGAACAAGAAACAGTACTTGTATTTGATAATGAGGATCGAAACTGGAAAGTCTATACCGCAGTTCCGAAACATATTCGCAAGTTGATGGAGCTGGGTAAAGAAATAAAAGTAATGGATAAAGATGAGAAAGGAACACCGATAGCAATCCAGTGTATTTTAAGTGAGAAAAACGTGACATTACGAAAAGAACGGGTACTTACAGAGGAACAACGTCAAAGAATTGCCGAACGTATGCGAAAAATGTCCTAATTACAGGGAGAAAATTTTGTTCTAATTGCTTTTGAATACCAAAGGCTATGGAATGAGTAGAAAGTCATTTTCTCCCCTAAAATAGGGCATTAAAAAGGGAACTCCTGTGACAGAGTTCCAATGGGGAATAGAAGAGTTTTGAAATCAAGTGTGGTTATAGTATGTGTAGGTTTCAATTATTTATACCAAAAAAACAAAACAGCTAGCAAAAGCTAACTGCCCTGTGGTCCAAAGTAAGAGGAGAGTTTTACTAACGATTTCAATTTAGGGAGTTCAGCCATATTGGCTCATAGATAGTATGAATCAAACTTGGAATTTTATACAGGAGAGATAAAAATGAGAGCATCCACAGATTTCTTACTGGCATTAGCTGCAAAGCTAACAGAAATTGCTGACAATACAGCGGATCTTGAAACAGCTGCGGAACTAGAAGAACTTATCGGGAAAATCAATGAAAGTATAGTACAAGGTTAGGTACATCATGTATCTGAGCACAAAAAGAGGGTTCCATTCTGAAACTGTCTTTTGTAATGAAAAACACTCGCAGAAACCTAGTAAATTGAAGTTTAAATTCTTTCTGAATACCGTAGGTATCTAGTGTGGTGAAATCGCTTAGAGGGGATTTTGGGCGCGTATAATGAGAGTGGGGAATCAGCCTTGTTAGAATGGTTAAAGGACTATCAAAAATTAGAAGATGAAATTATCTATTTAGAAAATGGTTTAGATAGAAGTAAGAAGGAATTAAAACGTTGGTTGTATGGCGACTTACGAGAAGTACGATTAACTGAAGGGTCAGAAAGTGGGAAACTGGAAGATCGTATTGCTGTACGTGAGCATGATTTAGCTCACAAGATGAATGACATGTTTGATTTCAAAAAGGTAATTAGTTCATTTCACGGTTTGGAACACAAGATTATGTATGGTAAGTATGTGGAGGGCAAGACGTTGGAAAGGCTTGCTGAAGAGTTAGATTACAGTCCACGTTATATTTATAATAAACACGCGCAAATAAAACGAATGATTGAATATGCCCAAAGATTAAGTTAACAAAAAGTTAAGTTCACTTCTGTTCATGTTAACTATTGCAAAAAGGGTTTATAGTAATAACATAAAGAATTAACGAAAGGGCAACTGAATGTATCGGTTGCTCTTTTTGTTTATGAATGGATATTAAAATATCACGTACCGGATTAGAAAATAAAAATAGATGGAGTGAGAAAGCATCCATTCGGGTGCTTTTTATTTTGGAGGAGAATGAAGGATGAGTGAACAAAACTTGAATGATGAAATTATTGGGTTAAGAACACAAGTGAATATGTTGAAATGTACAGTTGATGAATTAACAAAAAACATTAGCGATTTAAAGCGAGATAAAAACAGTATAGTTGGAACAATAAATGTTATGTCAGAAAGTATCGAGGGCTTAAAACAAACAATCATTCACCTTGAACATACGGTCGATTTAAAAGTAGACAAACACTGATGAAATAGGGAGGATTCACAAAGTGGCTAATAACAAATTAACTATCAAAGTAGATGCTGATACATCAGAAGCATTAAATCAAATGAAGGAAGTAACAGAAGCTGCTAATGAATGTGCGGAAGCGTTAGAAAAGTTGGAGAAAGTTATGGGGAAGTTTACAAATCAAAATGAGACAGTTGAAATTTATTGCGATGGTAAAGTAATCGCGCACTCTGTGGTTAAACAAACAACGGATTGTATCAAGATGTCAGTTACTGATATCAAGGAAGTGAGATAGGTGCAAGTATACTGTTCCAACTGTAATAAAGATTACGATATGCAACCACAAGTAACACAGCTTCCTAATCGTATTGAGAAGTGTTACTTCATATGTCCTCATTGTGGCCATGAGCATGTTGCTGCATATGTGAACGATAAGATTCGTAAGCATCAAGCTGACATTGCAAAGTATCATGAACAGATTAACAAAAAGAATCTGGCCATCGAGGATGAAATGAAACGATTAAGGAAGAGGATAGAAGGTGCCAAGTAAACCATTCAAGCCGTGTAAGTCGTTAGGTTGCAACGAACTAACACGAGATACGTATTGTGCTAAACATACCGGAAAAGAAAAAGAAACTGTAAGATATTACGACAAACATATTCGAAACAAACGCTCACGTTCATTCTATAACTCCAAACCATGGAGAGTTATGCGTGAGTTTGTTTATCGTAGAGATCATGGTCTATGTGTTCAATGTAGAATGAATGGCATTATTAAGATAGGTGATGTAGTCGATCATATCATTCCTATCCGTGTTGATTGGTCAAAGCGATTAGAACCAACTAACGTACAAACACTTTGCCATGCTTGCCATAACAAGAAAACAAAAGAAGATGAGAAGAAAAAAATATAAACAGCCCCCCACTATGAAAAGGCGAGAGACGGACCCGCCCAGACCGGTGCCTAGCTTTCCGTATAAAAAGTTCGTTTTATTCTATAAAAGGGGGTTCAGCCAAGGGAGGTGGTTCTCATAGGAAGGAAAGCGAAGCCGATTCATTTGCATTTATTAGAAGGTAATTCAAATCGATTGACAAAAGATGAAATTGAGCAGCGATTAAAAGCCGAAAAACAGTTACAAGCAAAAAAGGATAAGGTAAAGCCACCAACGTGGTTAGATTCAGTTGCAAAGAAAGAGTTTAGGAGAATTGCTGGTGAATTGCTGGAGCTAGACGTTATTACAAACATAGATGTGAATGCATTAGCAACGTATTGCGATGCTTATTCTGACTATGTTGAATGCACCAAAATTATCCGAGAAGAAGGACTCCTTGTTGAATATACCAATAAGGCAGCTGAAACTAATAAAGTTCCACATCCACTACTTACAAAGAAGAAACAGTTGCATGAACAGATGAAGGCTTTGGCTGTTGAGTTTGGCCTTACACCAAGTGCAAGAGCGAAAATTGTTATTCCAAATATAAAACAAGGTCCGAAAACAAACGTAGAGAAGGAGTTTGACGTATAACATGATCAGACAATGGATGTTGGACTACTGTGATGATGTATTAAATGGTGAAGTTGTTGCTTGTCAGAAGCATAAACAAGCTTGTAAACGATTTTTAAGAGATATTGAGCGTGAAGGTTCTGAAGATTTCCCATATGTTTTTAAGGAAGAAAAAGCGCTTCGTTTCTTAAAGTGGATGTCTCTTTTTGAACATACAAAAGGAAAATTAGCAGGTCAGAGAATTGAACCACATTCCATACAAATTTTTGTATTTAGTAATATTTACGGATGGGTTCATCGTAATACAGGATTAAGGCGATTTAAAAAGGCGTATTGGCAAGTTGGGCGTAAAAACGCAAAGTCTCAATCTTTAGCGTGCGTAGGCTCTTATGAAGCAATGGCATTTGGTGAAAATATGTCAGAAGTCTACATTGGTGCTACGAAAACAGAACAAAGTAAAATTGTCTGGAATGAAATTAAAGCACAAATGAATGGATGTGAGGATTTAAAAGGAAAGTTCAATATTGCGTATGGGAAAATTGAACACCTTAAAACGGATTCTTTTATTTCAGCGCTATCAAAAGATGCTGGAAAATCTGGTGATGGACTGAATGTTCAGTGCGGAATTATTGATGAATATCACGCACACCCTACTTCTGAAATTTATGATGTTCTGGTGTCAGGTTCAGGGGCTCGTCCGAATCCACTCATGATGATTATAACGACAGCTGGTTTCAATTTGAGCCATCCTTGCTATCGTGTAGAGTATCAATATGTTTCTAAGATTTTGGACCCTAATATTGATATTGAAAACGAAGAATATTTTGTCATGGTTAATGAATTAGATAAAGATGATGAGATTACGAATGCAGAAGTGTGGGAGAAAGCAAATCCAATTCTATGTAGTTATGAAGAAGGACGTACTTTCTTAAAAGGAGAACTTCAATCAGCCCTTGATGTACCTGAGAAAATGCGTAATTATCTCACGAAAAACATGAATAGATGGGTAGATATGAAAGAAAATGGCTACATGGATATGCAAAAATGGAAAGATTGCAAAGAAACTGTGGAATTATCCGAATTAAAAGGGTTAGAATGCACAGTAGGTGTCGATTTATCAGCAAAAATTGACTTAACAAGTGTAGATTTTGAATTTAAAAAGGATGATACGTATATTGTAATTAGTCATAGTTTTATGCCGGAAGATACGTTGCATGAGAAAAGAAAAACAGATAAAGTTCCGTATGATCTTTGGATACAGCAAGGGTGGATTACAACAACACCTGGTGCGGTAGTTGACTATGAATATATTAAAAAACATATTAAAACCATGGAAAAAGAGAATAAATTTAAAATAAAAGAAATATGTGCTGACCCTTGGAATGCTACGCAATTCATGCAAGACATGGAAGCAGAAGGGTATACAGTGGTGGAAATACGTCAAGGAATGGCGACTTTATCAGGTCCTACAAAGGATTTTCGTGAACAAGTTTATCAGAAAAAAGTCATTCACAATAACAATCCAGTGTTAAATTGGGCTGTTAGTAATGCTATAACAAAACAGGATGCCAACGAAAACATTATGTTGGACAAGTCAAAAGCAACAGAGAGAATCGACCCGATAGCGGCTGTTATTAACTCACATGTTCGATGCATGCTCAATTCTGGTGAAATGGACTTAAATTCATATATTTTAAGTCAAGATTTCTCATTCTAGGGGGAATGACATGCGATTCTTACTATTTTTTATAAGTATTTTAGAAGATATTCTATTCGTTTCGGGGTTGTCCATTATTGTAGGGACGACTTTTTTTATTAATCCGATTTATGGATGGTATCTGTTAGGTATTATTCTCACAATGTTGGGGGTGGTAATGATAAGAAGATAGAAAGGAGGTGAAACTTTTGATTTTTCGGCAGTTATTTAGAAATCAGGATACCACAGATTTGAAAAATCCTTCTCCCTGGTTTAAAAGCTTATTTGGCTATCAAGCCGCAAGTGGTGAAAAGGTAACAGTTGAATCATCTTTAGGTGTCCCAACAGTTTATCGATGTATTAATATCCTTGCAAATAGTGTTGCGATGCTTCCTTTTCAAACGTTTAAAAAGACAGCGAAGGGAAGAGAACGGGATAAGGCGCATCAAGTGTCGTTTGTTTTGGAAAGACGCCCTAATCCTTACCAAAGCCCATTTAAATTTAAACATCTAATCGAAACACATCGCAATACATGGGGAAATGCTTATATAAATATTCATTGGGGTGTGGATGGAAGACCAAAAGAATTGTGGGTATTGAATCCGGCTGTTACAACCCCCAATGTGGACCTGAAGACAAATAAATTATGGTACTTTACTAGTTTGCCAGACGGTACACCTGTAAAAATACCTGATGATGACATTATTCATCTTACTACATTGTCTACTGATGGTTTAAAGGGGAAACCACCTATCCAAATTGCAAGAGAATCAATAGGCAGCTCACAGGCGGCACAAAAGTTTAAAGGTAAGTTCTTTACAAACGGTGCAGCGCATAGTGGGATATTAAAAACGCAACAAGCACTTGGCAAAGAGGCGAAAGATGTACTTCGTGATGCATGGGAAGAGGCAAATACAGGATTAAATAATGCTCAAAGGATTGCAATTTTAGATGCTGGACTAGAATTTGAAAAGGTTGGTATGCCTTTAAAAGATGCTCAATTTATTGAGGGTATGAAATTTGATAAGGGTGAGATTGCAAACATCTTTAATATTCCTTTGCACATGATTAATGAGTTGGATCGTGCTACTTTCTCCAATATTGAACAACAAGCGCTGGATTTTATTCAAAATACATTGAGTCCAATTCTTATCCAATATGAGGAAGAGTTTTCTTATAAAGCATTTTCATTTAATGAGCAAAAACGATATTACTTAAAGTTTAATCTAACAAGTTTATTACGTGCTGATTCAAAATCAAGAGCAGAATTCTACAAAATTATGTTAGATGCTGGTGCTTTTTCGATTAATAAGGTGCTGGAACTGGAAGATATGGACGGGATTGGGGAATACGGTGATAAACATCGCGTTGACTTAAACCATGTATCTATTGAGATTGCCGATGAATACCAATTAGCAAAAGCTAATGGAGGGGCACTACAGAAGGGGGGTGAGGACGATTAAGGACGTATTTACTATTAAAAATCAAACAGAATCATCAGCAGATCTATTTATCTACGGTGATATTGTAAATAATACTGGCTGGAAGTGGGATGATTCGGATGTTATGCCGGATGATGTGAAAAATATCTTAGGGCAGTTGGATGATAAAAGTAATCTTAATATCTATGTGAATAGTGGTGGTGGTTCTGTATTTGCTGGTTTAGCCATTTATAACATGCTAAAGCGTAATAAAGCACAAAAAACTGTTTATGTGGATGGTGTTGCAGCTTCTATTGCTTCCGTAATCGCCCTAGCTGGTGATCGCGTTGTTGTTCCTTCTAATGCGTTCTTAATGATTCATAAACCATGGACTGTTAGTAGAGGGAATGCAAATGTCCTTCGTAAAATGGCAGAGGATTTGGATAGCCTTGAGTCTGGAATTATGAATGTATATAAAGAGAACTTAAAAGAAGGCGTTGAAATTGAAGAAATTCAACAATTAGTAGATGCTGAGACTTGGTTAAGTGGTGAAGAAGCTGAGAAATACTTCAATATTGAAGTTGTGGAAGCAAAAGAAGTCGCAGCTTGTAGCAGTGATTACTTTGATAAATATCAAAAAAACCCTAATAAAGTCGTAGCAAAAGCTCCTTCTATTTCAAAGAAGGACAATAATGAACAACTAAAAATTCAAAATGCACTAGACCTGTTAGAACTATAGGTCTATTTTTTGTGCCAATATAAGGAGGAAATATCGAATGGATAAACGTGAACAAGAATTACGTCAAAAAGTTGCTGACTTAAAAGCGAAAGCAGAAGAGTTTAATAATAGTGGTAAATATGAAGAGGCAAAGGCAAAAATCGAGGAAACGAAAAACGCAAAAAATGAATTAGATAATTATTTAGCAATGATGCAAATTCAAGTTTCTAATCCTGTAAATTCACAAGCAGGAGTTTTACCTCCATCATCAGTTAAAAATGAAGATCCATCGTACAAAGAAGTATTTATGAAAGCTATCCGTGGTCAAAATTTAAGTCATGAAGAAGCGAACGTTATGCAGGAATACAAAGCGTCCTTATCTGAGAATACAGGTAAAGATGGTGGATATATCGTTCCAGAAGATATTACGACAACTATTAATCAGTTAAAACAAACGACTGATAGCTTAGAACAATATGTAAATGTACAGCCTGTTTCAACAAATAAAGGTGCTCGTACATTAGAAAAACGTGCAGCATCTACACCTTTTGCGCCATTATCGGAGTATGGAAATCCAAATGAAATGAAAGAAATTTCTTCTCCACAATTTGACCGTATACCTTTCGCAATTGATGATTATGCTGGGTTCTTACCTGTACCAAATGATTTACTAAATGATACGGATCAAGCGCTAGAAGCTTATTTACGTCAATGGATTGCTAAAAAATCTATTGCAACTCGAAATTATTTAATTTTACAAGAAATCAACAAACTTACAAAAGTAGATTTAAAGGATTATAACGGTCTTAAAACAACACTAAATGTTACACTTGACCCAATTTTTGCAGCAGCAGCTAACATTGTTACAAACCAGGATGGATTCAATTACTTAGATCAATTAGAAGATAAGAATGGTCGTCCACTTCTACAACCCGATCCAACAAATCCGACTCGCAAGTTGTTTGCTGGTAAGCCGGTTGTTGTCTTATCAAATAAAACAATTGCAACAGATGGCGAAGGAAAAGCACCATTCATTGTTGGTGATTTAAAAGAAGCAATCGTACTTTGGGATAGACAACAATTATCTATCGATATGACTAAAGAGGGCGGAAACGCTTGGAGAAGTAATACAACTGAGTTCCGAGCTATTGAGCGTGAAGACGTTACATTATGGGATTCAGAAGCGGTTGTGTATGGAGAAATTACAGTTGCACCTAAAACAGGAGCTTAATAAGGTAGGGGGTGTCCTTCTTGGTACTAACATTAGAGGAAGCGAAAAAGTATCTTCGTGTGGATGGTGATGAGGAGGACGATCTCATTACATCTTTCGTAATAGCAGCTGAAATGTATATTAAGAATGCCACAAGTAAAAATGTAAATTTAAAAAGCGAGCTTGCTAAATTAGCAGCTCGTATTTTAATTGCTCATTGGCATGAAAATCGGGAAGCGGTTGGAAAAGCTGAACAACTAGCATTTAGTTTGCAGTCAATATTAGTCCAATTGCAATATTGTGTAGGTGATTCCACATGAATCCAGGTAAATTAGATAAACGTCTTACATTCCAAATAAAAGACGATGATGCAAGGGGCCCAGACGGTAATCCGATAGAAGGTTATAAGGATTCTTTTACTGTATGGGGCTCTTTTACTTTCTTAAAGGGAAGAAAATACTTTGAAGCAGCGGCAGCTAATAGCGAAATCCAAGGCGAAACAGAAATTCGATATCGTGCTGATGTGAACGCTGATATGAAGATTAAGTACAAGAACGTAATTTATGACATTATTTCGGTTATTCCAACTGAAAAACACACTTTATCAATCATGTGGAAGCGTGGTGGAATGAATGGCTGATGGTGTTGATTTTTTAGGTTTTGATCGCCTGATATCTGAATTAGAGCAGATGGGTTTACGTGGAGAAAAGATTGAAGATAAAGCCCTTGCAGCTGGTGGTGAGCAAATTCGAAAAGCCATTACAGAAAGAAGTGAACCGAGGAGTTCAAGTCCTAAGAAACCGTCCAAAAGTGAACCTTGGCGCACAGGCCAACATTTGCTTGATAATATACGAGTTACGAAGGCACGAATGGAAAATGGTGTGAAAACAATCAAGATTGGAATAGACAAAGCGGACCGTTCTCCATATTTCTATGGAAAGTTTTTAGAGTGGGGTACTTCTAAAATGCCAGCACATCCATTTATAGAACCAGGTTTTAACGCTTCTAAAGCGGATGCGGTACGTGCTATGACAGATATCTTGAAGAATGAAATGGGGCTGAATTTATGATAAATTTACGCCCTGAAATTGTACAAGCTCTTGAAAATAATCAGGAGCTTGTTTCTTTATTAGGTGGAAAACGTGTGTATTATCGTAAAGCCAAAAATGCTGAAGAGTTTCCACGTATTACGTTTTTTGAATTAGACAATAGGCCAGATGGATTTGCAGATAATGATGAAAGCGAAAGTGAAATCACATTCCAAATCGATATTTGGTCAAAAGGTAGTACAACAGCAATCCACCAAAAAGTGAATGAGGTCATGAAAAGTATTGGTTTCTCACGTTATAAGGTTGCTGATTTATATGAAGAGGATACAAAAATTTTTCATTACGCGATGCGATTCGCGAAAGGAGTGGAGATATAGATGGCTGGAGAAGTTATTAAAATTAGTTCGACTGTCGGTGTAGATAGTCTTGTTTATGCAAAGTCATTGAAAGATGACGCAACAGGTGTTGATTACAGTACGGTTAAAAAAATGGAAGGTGCAGTAAAGGTTAAAACATCTAAAAAAGTAGCTACCGAGATTATGTGGAGCGACAATAAAAAATCGGAAATTGCTGAGTCTGATGGTGAGGTTGAGGTTGAAATTGAAGTTCGAGGCCTGTCATTATCAACAAAGGCAGACATTGAAGGATTTCCAGAAGTTACAGATGGTGTATTAGACGAAAAACGTGAGGGTGAAAAGCCATATTTAGCAATTGGATGGCGCTTTTTAAAGGCTAATGGAAAATATCGATATGTTTGGTTATTAAAAGGGAAACTTTCACAAGAAGAGGAAGAAGCTGAAACTAAAAAAGATAAGCCAAACTTTCAAACAACTAAACTGAAAGGTTCATTTATTGAACGTGATTTTGATGATAGAACTAAATTCACAGCGGATGAAGATGAACCTACGTTTACAAAAGCTATCGGAGATAATTGGTTTAAAAAGGTATATGAAAAACCTGTGGTACAACCACCAGCAGGAAAGTAAGAGGGAGCAAAAGCTCTCTCTTTTTTATTAAATTTAGGAGGAAAAAACTATGAAATTAACCTTAATGATTAATAAAGAAAAACAAACTTTTAATATGCCGGAATTTATTCCAGCCCGCCTTATTCGTCAGGCTCCTGAACTTGCTGAAATTCCAAACAATCCTGGTCCAGAAGATATGGATAAAATGGTTCAATTCGTAGTGAAAGTTTATGATGGTCAATTTACATTAGATCAATATTGGGATGGAATTGATGCTCGTAAATTTTTATCAACAACTTCAGACGTAATTAATGCAATTATAAATGAAACTGTGGAAGCAGCTGGTGGTAATCCTGTATCTGGAGAAGAAGAAAACCCAAACGCGTAGAGGGAGGAGGGCTAACGTTCAGTGAGTTTATGGACGAGCTCTACCTCTCTTTATTACGTCAGGGATATAAACATCATCATATCGATAACGAAATGGATATTTGGCATTATTTACGGCTGAACCAAAAGTATTGCGAACAAGATCAGTCAAATAGTGAAAATCAGAATTCAAATGAAATTGAAGTTCCAGCAGAAAGCATTATCTAACGAGGGGGAAGATGATGGCGAATGAAATGAATAACTTAGTCGTTAGGCTGTCCCTTGATAATGTGAAATTTCGTCAAGGTATAGCGAATTCAGGACGTGCAGTCAGAACATTACAGAACGAATTAAAATCTGTAAGTACAGGTATGGGGGGTTTTGCTAACGCTAGTCAACAAACGCAAGCGAAAATGAATACACTCAGTAGGCTCATTGATGCGCAAAAAGAGAAAGTTAAAGCGTTACGACAAGCCTATGATCAAAATAAGGCTAAATTAGGTGAAAATGATGCAGCAACCCAGCGATATGCTTCGCAAGTTAATAAAGCAGTTGCTGATTTGAATAGATTTGAAAATGAATTAAAGCAAGTAAACCGTCAAGCTGAACAAAAAGGGATGGATAAGTTAAACAACTCTTTAAAATCCCTACAGGCTGAATTTCAGTCTATTACAACAGGCATGGGTGGTTTTTCTAATGCGACAGAACAAACGCGAGCTAAAGTAGATGTTTTATCGCGTATGGTAGATAAACAAAAAGAGAAGATTAGGGAACTTCAACAAGCCTATAATCGTGCAAAAACAGAAGAAGGCGAAGCGAGTCAATCAGCACAAAGATATGCTGAACAAATTCATCGGGCAACAGCTGAACTAAATCGATTTGAAACCGGATTACAGCAGTCAAATCGTGAATTAGAACAGCAAGGCAATCGTCTATTAAACTTTGGTAATCGCATGGAGACGTTAGGTAATCATTTGCAAAATGCTGGTATGCAAATTGGCATGGTATTTGGTGGTATGACTTACGCAATAGGTCGGGGCTTAAAATCAGCAGTCACTGAATCGATGAACTTTGAGCAACAGATGGCCAATGTAAAAGCTGTTTCTGGATCTACTGGAGCAGAAATGAAAAAGTTAAGTGAATTGGCTGTTAATATGGGTGAAACAACAAAATACTCCAGTGTTCAAGCAGGTCAAGGTATTGAGGAATTAATAAAGGCCGGTGTTAGCTTACAAGATATTATTAACGGTGGATTGGCAGGCGCCCTTAACTTAGCGACGGCAGGAGAATTAGAGTTAGGTGAAGCAGCCGAAATTGCTTCCACAGCTCTGAATGCATTTAAAGCAGATCATCTTTCAGTTGCGGATGCAGCCAATATTTTATCTGGTGCAGCCAACGCTTCCGCAACTGATGTAAGAGAATTAAAATATGGACTTTCAGCTTCATCAGCAGTAGCAGCGGGAGCTGGAATGACGTTTAAGGATACAGCTACAACTTTAGCGGTATTCGCACAAAATGGTCTAAAGGGCTCAGATGCAGGGACATCTTTAAAAACAATGCTAATGAGACTAAATCCATCTACAAAAGAAGCATATAACAAAATGCGTGATTTGGGTCTTATCACGTACAATGCACAAGCTGGTTTTGATTTCTTAGTTAAAAACGGTATTCAACCAGCTTCTAGAAATGTAGGTGATATAGAAGTAGCTTTAGAACAATATGTAATGAAAACAGAAGGTGTAACGAAATGGAATGATAAATGTGATACAACATTTCGTGAGTTAGCAACAAGTTCGGCATTCTTATCATCAAAATTCTACGATCAACAAGGGCATATTCAAAGTCTAGAAAATATTTCAGGTACACTTCATGAATCGATGAAAGATTTAACAGACCAACAACGAAGTATGGCTCTGGAAACATTATTTGGTTCCGATGCTGTACGTGGTGCGACTATCTTGTTTAAAGAAGGTGCCAAAGGTGTCAATGAAATGTGGGATTCCATGTCAAAGGTTACAGCAGCTGATGTTGCAGCGACAAAAATTGATACTTTAAAGGGAAGACTTACATTACTAGATTCAGCGTTTTCTACAATGAAAAAAACAATTGGTGATGCACTAGCTCCTGTGGTTAGTGTTTTTGTTGCTGGTTTACAAAAGCTCGTTGATGGTTTTAATTCATTACCTGGACCAGTGCAAAAAGCAATTGCAATTACAGGTGGTATTGTTCTTGCGATAACCGCTATCGTAACCGCTATAGGAGTATTTCTTGGAGCAATTGGAATGGTTGTTTCAGGTATTGGTGCTTTATCTTTAGCGTTGGCCCCAATTGGTGGGATTGCTGGATTGGCAGCTGGAGCAGTTGGATTCTTAGGAAGTGCGCTTGCCGTTTTAACAGGGCCAATCGGTCTAGTAGCAGCGGCTCTTATCGGAACTGGAGTTGTTGCATATAAAGCATATCAAAAAGCAACTGAAGACAGTATCGCTTCAGTAGATCGCCTTGCTACGAATACAGAAGGTAAAGTAAGTTCATCGACAAAGAAAGTTCTTGGCGAGTATTTCAAACTGTCTGATGGTATTAGACAAAAGTTAACTGAAATTAAACTGAATCATGAAGTAATGACAACCGAACAAGCTCAAAAACTTGGTCAACAATACGATCAATTAACTGAGAAAATCATTACAAAAGTTGATGAGCGTAAACAAAAAGAAACAGAACGGTTAAGGAAATTGTTTGCTGATTCATATGTTCTTACGAGTGAAGAGGAAAATAAAAGACTAGAATTATTAAATCAAAAATATGAAGATGAGAAAACAAAAGTAGCAGAAAAGAATCGGAAAATAAAAGAGATTAATGATTTAGCCGCAGCAGAACATCGAGAAAAGACACATAGTGAGAATGTTGCTATTCAAGCTTTACAAGACGAAATGGATAGAATAGCTGTCCAGCACATGACACAAAATCAGATGGAGCAAAAAGTAATTCTTGAGAATATGCGTGTACAGGCTAGTGAAATTTCAGCTAGACAGGCAGCAGAAGTTGTAGAGAATAGCGCCAAAGCAAGGGATAAAGTCATTGAAGATGCGAAAAAGACTAGAGATGAAAAAATAGCAGAAGCTATTCGTCAACGTGATGAAATGGGTGGGCTGAATGCTCAAGAAGCGGATGCTGTAATCGCTGAAGCCAAACGTCAGTATGATAGTACAGTTTCTAAAGCAAGAGATAAACATAAGGAAATTGTGAGTGAAGCAAAAGCTCAAGCTGGTGAACATGCAAATGAAGTGGATTGGGAAACAGGTCAGATAAAGTCAAAATACCAAGTAATGAAAGATAATGTAGTTCAGAAGATGAAAGAAACCTGGTCAGGTATAACAAAATGGTGGGAAGAAACAAAAACTTCAGCAAGTAATACCGTAGATGACATAAAAAATACAGTTTCAAGGAAATTTGAAGAAAAGAAAAAAGCTGTTACAGATAAAATGCAAGAAATAAAGAATGGTATTGAAGAAAAATGGAATACAGTTGAAAAATTTTTCAGTTCTATAAATCTAAGTTCCATCGGTAAATCAATTATAGAAGGCCTTGAAACAGGATTAGATAGTGCAACGGGAGGCTTGTATAGTAAAGCGAAAGAAATTGCAGGAGAGATTAAAAAGACTATTTCCGGAGCGCTAGAGATTAACAGTCCATCTAAAGTGATGATTCCAGTTGGTAGTGCGGTTCCAGAAGGTGTTGGCGTTGGTATGGATAAAGGGAAACGGTTTGTTGTCGATGCAGCCAAAAATGTAATTGGAACCGTTAAGGAACAAATGGGGAACATGCCGTCTGTTTTTGATCTTGGATTCCAAACAAATCAATATAGTATCCCACGTAATACATTTAGCGACTTCAACGGATATGCGCAACCGCAATTATCTAATAGCAATCCATCTATCGCAAAAACAATATTCCCAAATAGACCAGTTGGAGAACAAGAACTGAATTTAACCGTAAACATGACAAATGTTTTAGATGGAAAAGAGCTTGCAAACGGAAGTTACACGTATACTACAAAGCTTCAAGATCGTGAACAAAAAAGAAGAGCGGAATTTTTAGGAGGGTGAGCACGTTGGGGAAACTCAGTTTTACTTTTAATAATATTAGAAAAGACTATATTCAAATGCTAGTTGGAAGAAAACGTCCTTCATGGGCTCCAGTAAAAAGAAGATTAGTAAGAGTCCCTCATCGCGCAGGTGCTTTTTTACTTAATACAGAAACGGAGGAACGTCGCATTGACGTTCCTCTTGTTATTAAAGCGAAAAAAGATATGGCGGATTTACAAAAGTTAAAAGAAGATTTAGCGGATTGGTTATATACAGAGCAACCCGCTGAACTTATTTTTGATGATGAGTTAGACAGAACTTATTTAGCATTAATCGATGGTTCTGTCGATTTGGACGAAATAGTCAATAGAGGTAGAGGCGTTATTACTTTTGTTTGTCCAATGCCGTATAAATTAGGGAAAACAAATACTCACAAATTTACGCAAGAGTGGTCTACAGAAACAACTTCTTATTTTACTAATAAGGGAAGTGTAGAAGCTCCAGCATTAATTGAAATGACAGTGAAAAAACCAAGTACCTTTTTAGATGTATGGTTTGGAGAGTATCCGCATAATCGTGATTATTTCAGAATTGGCTACCCTCTTACTGTGGAAGAAACCACGGTACAAGAACGAGAAAGAGTCATGTGGGATGAAATGGCTACTCCTATAGGATGGACACGCGTTACTGGACAATTCGATGATATGAAAGGGACAGGTACTTTTATATCGAGGGGTGGTTATGCACTATATTGCGAAGATTACGGAAAAGAGGTAGGATTCTACGGTGCTATAGCCAAGAAAAACATTCCGGGCGGCCCATTACAAGACTTTGAAATGGAGGCATGGATGACTTTAAAGTCCAAAAATATAGGTGAAATGGGACGTGTTGAAGTTCTTCTTTTAGATGAAACGAGTAATGTAGTATCCCGCATCAATATGAATGATCTATATGCAACTGCTGAAATTACAAGGGCACATATGAAAATTGGAAATAGCGGAACACCCAATAGTTTTCGGAAATTAGTTGATACAAGTGGATATTATTCGACTACATTTAACCAATTCCGAGGGCGTGTGCGTATTGCTAGGCGCGGGAAGGTGTGGTCTGTATATGTGGCTAAGTTTATAGATGGTACAGAAAAGGATGGTGCTTCGCTTGTAGAACGTTGGATTGATGAAACGGGAAATCCGATGACAGAACGTAAAATTGCACAAGTAATGATTGCGATTTGCAAATGGGATAATCACGAGCCTGTTAACGAAATACAAATTGATGATTTAAAATTTTGGAAGGTAAACAAAGTTCCATCTAATGCACAACCATATATCTTTGATACTGGAGATAAAATTGTTATCGATACTGGGAAAAGTCTTGTCACAATCAATGGGAAGAATGCAATCAATATAAAAGAAATCTTTAGTAATTTTCCTGTCATAATACGTGGTGACAATCGTATCGATATTATGCCGCCAGATGTAAACGCAACAATCAGTTATAGGGAGAGATATAGATGAGAACACCAAGCGGGATTTTGCATGTTGTGGATTTTAAAACGGATCAAATCGTCGCAGCTATCCAGCCAGAGGACTATTGGAATGATAAACGCCATTGGGAACTTAAAAATAATGTTGACATGTTGGATTTCACCGCTTTTGATGGAACAGACCATGCAGTTACGTTACAACAACAGAATCTGGTTTTAAAAGAAGTTCGCGATGGAAGAATCGTACCATATGTTATTACAGAGACTGAAAAAAATTCCGATACACGATCTATTACCACATATGCTTCAGGAGCTTGGATTCAAATTGCTAAATCAGGGATTATAAAACCACAACGGATAGAGAGTAAGACGGTTAATGAGTTTATAGATTTAGCACTTTTAGGTATGAAGTGGCAACGTGGAATTACCGAATATGCTGGATTTCATACAATGACCATCGATGAATATATTGACCCACTCACTTTTTTAATGAAGATTGCATCTTTATTTAAATTGGAAATCCGATACCGTGTCGAGGTTAAAGGGTCGAAAATCATCGGTTGGTATGTAGATATGATTCAAAAACGTGGGTATGATACGGGCAAAGAAATAGAATTAGGAAAAGATTTAGTCGGTATTACGCGTATTGAACATACACGTAATATTTGCACTGCTTTAGTTGGATTTGTAAAAGGTGAAGGTGACAAGGTAATCACTATTGAAAGCATTAATAAAGGTCTACCCTATATCGTAGATGCAGATGCGTTTCAAAGATGGAATGAACACGGGCAACATAAATTCGGTTTTTATACACCAGAAACAGAAGAATTAGACATGACTCCAAAACGTTTACTGACGCTTATGGAAATAGAATTGAAAAAGCGTGTCAATTCCTCAATCTCTTATGAAGTGGAAGCACAATCAATTGGTCGTATTTTCGGCCTAGAACACGAATTAATTAACGAAGGCGATACTATCAAAATCAAAGATACAGGCTTTACACCAGAATTATATCTTGAAGCGCGAGTAATCGCTGGAGATGAATCTTTTACAGACCCAACACAGGATAAATATGAATTCGGGGATTATCGCGAGATAGTTAATCAAAATGAGGAATTAAGAAAGATTTACAATCGTATTCTTAGTTCGCTAGGCAATAAACAAGAAATGATAGATCAGCTAGATAAATTGGTTCAAGAAGCTAACGAAACAGCTAGTAATGCAAAGAAAGAATCAGAAGCAGCAAAAACACTTGCTGAAAAGGTACAAGAAAATATTAAAAATAATACTGTTGATATTATAGAATCTAAGAACCCACCGACAACAGGGTTAAAACCTTTTAAAACACTTTGGCGTGATATTAGTAATGGTAAGCCCGGTATCTTAAAAATATGGACAGGTGTAGATTGGGAATCGGTTGTACCCGATGTGGATTCAGTCAAAAAAGAAACATTAGAGCAGGTTAATAAAGATATTGAGTCCACAAAATCAGAATTAAATCAAAAGGTTCAAGAAGCACAGAATCAAGCAACAGGACAGTTTAATGAAGTACAGGAAGGTTTACAAGGTGCAAGCCGTACAATTTCTAATATCGAAAATAAACAAGGCGAAATCGATAAGAAAGTAACTAAGTTTGAACAAGATTCTAGTGGATTTAAAACTTCTATCGAAACGTTAACGAAAAAAGATACTGAAATTAGCAGTAAATTAAATACAGTTGAATCAACTGTAGAAGGTACAAAAAAGATGATTTCCGATGTAGAACAAACAACTAATGATTTAAAGAAAACAACTACTGAAATAGAAGAGAAAGCTGGAAAAATCACCGAAAAGCTTACAAGTTTAGAGACAAGAGAAGTTAAAGTTCGAAACTATGCAATTAACTCGGATTTTTCGAATGATAAAAACGGATGGAACGGAATCACAAATGCGGTTACTACTAAAATTGTCGATGTTACGGTACCTGGTGTTCCAGAAATTAAGAAAGGTTTGCAATTAACAAGTACTACAGCATTTATTACTCAAATTTTACAGAAAGAACTATTTGTGAATAAAAAAGGTGTTGTTTCTTGCTACATTAATGTAAAAACAGTGACATCTACTAATGAATTCCCACGAGTTTATATGAGATTTACCTATGACCAAAACGGAACAGATAAAAATTATTACGCTATTATTTCACAAAAAGAAGTAACAGATGGATGGATTCGTATTTCGGTTCCTTTTGATACAACAAAATACACAGGTATTTTAAAAGATGCTCGTGTAAATGTAGCGACTGCTAATACAACAACTGTAGATGCAACGTTTACAGGAATAATGGTTACATTCGGTGACTTACTTGAACCTTGGAATCTTGCTCCAGAAGATGGAGTAACACAAGGAGCTTTTCAATCTAAAACAACCGAGATTGAAAAAAGTGTGGGTGGTATCAAAGAAACAATAACAAAAGTAGAAAATAATCAAAGTGGATTCGAGAATCGTGTTGCTACTGTAGAAAAAGATGCAACTTCCATTAAACAAAATGTCTCTTTAATACAAAATACGCAGACAGAACAAGGAAGACAATTACAAGAAGCAAAAGCTGGATGGGAAAATACTGCAAAATCACTTGAAGGTAAAGTTGAACTTAAACAAGTAGAGGATTATGTTGCTGGTTTTAAGATTCCAGAGTTGAAGCAAACGGTTAATCAGAATAAACAAGATTTATTAGATGAATTAGCCAATAAGCTTGCAACTGAACAATTTAATCAGAAGATGACTATGATTGATAACCGTTTCACTCTTAATGAAGAGGGTATCGATGCCGCAGCAAAAAAGAAAGAAGTATACACAATAGAGCAAGCAAATGGACAATTTGCAAAAGATTCCTATGTAAGAGAGATGGAGTCACGCCTTCAGTTAACAGAAAAGGGCGTTAGCATATCTGTAAAAGAAAATGATGTCATTGCAGCCATTAACATGAGTAAAGAAAACATTAAGTTAAATGCTGCACGAATAGATTTAGTTGGGAAAGTTAATGCTGAGTGGATTAAAGCAGGAATGCTAAGTGGTTGCCAAATTAGAACATCAAATACAGATAACTACGTAAGCTTAGATGACCAATTTATACGTCTCTATGAAAAAGGGGTTGCTAGATCATTTCTAGGACACTACAGAAGAACAGATGGTTCAGTACAACCAACTTTTATTTTAGGAACAGATGAAAAGACTAGCGCTCCAGCAGGCGCTTTATTTATGTCTCAAGCAGGTGCAGGATGGTCAGGAGCTTATGCGAGCATTGGTATTAGCGATAGCATAGTTGATGGTTCAGTCCAAAAATCTGTGTATTGGGAGTTACAAAGAATCGGATTAAGTGTTCTATATGCTAATGATTACCATGTTTTTTATGCTGGGAGTGGAAGGTGGTATTTTAGACGAGGAAAACCAGGGTTGTATCAAACTTCGTTAGTCGTTGAAGATAATGGTACAGAGTCTGATTTAAGATTACCTAATGTAACTATACGTAATAGCCGTGCAGCAGGATATACAGGAGTTATCCAACTGAAATCATCTGTTACTCAAAATGGCTGGGGCGCTGTTCAAGGGAATTTTATGACTCCTTCACTACGGGAATATAAATCTAACATTCGTGATATTTCTTTTTCCGCCTTAGAAAAAATTAGAAGTCTTAAAATTAGACAATTTAATTATAAGAATGCGGTAAACGAACTATACCGGATGCGAGAAGAGAGAAGTCCTAATGATCCGCCGTTGACAACAGAAGATATTAAAACATACTACGGTTTAATTGTAGATGAATGTGATGAAATGTTTGTGGATGAAAGTGGGAAAGGAATTCATTTGTACTCATACGCATCCATTGGAATGAAAGGTTTACAGGAAGTTGATGCAACAGTACAGAAACAGGAGGTAGAAATAGCAAATCTAAAATCACAAGTAGCTAGTCAAGAAGATCGGATAGCGCGATTAGAAGAATTATTACTACAACAATTAATTGATAAGAAACCAGAGCAGCCGTAAGCTGTTTTTTATTTTGCACAAAATATGGCTTTTGTTTGAAAATGTTTGCATGCACAGTAAAAAAGGTTGTCTCATAGTATGTAAAGATTACTCTATTAGGATTCTAGAGGAGTGTGAACATATGGAAGACGTATATGCGAAGATTGACAGACTCAAAGCGGAAAAAAAGAAATTATGCGAGATATTCGTAACTTAGAAACGCGTACAACTATTAATGAAAAAGACATTTCAACGATTAATAAGCAATTAGAAAAAATCAGTACCAATACAACCTGGATTTTAAGGATTGTTCTTGGCGCAATGGTGATGGCAGTTATACGGCTAATATTAAAGGGTGGTCTTTAATTTATATGCATTTATGAAAGAGGGACGAAAGTCTCTCTTTTTATTTTGAAATGAGGTGGTCAAAGTGGAAGGATTACAAGAAGTAAGAAGTGATGTTCAAGAAATCAAGCAAGAAATTAAAGAAATAAGATTAGAAGTGAAAAGCTTAGAAATACGAACAACAGGTAACGAAAAGGACATTATTAATATCAACAAACAGTTAGATAAAATCAGCGCTAATACAACCTGGATTTTACGACTTATAGTAGGTGGAATTGTTGGTGGCATTCTCACTTTCTTAATGAAAGGAGGTGGTATGTAATGGTGAGTTTAGCTGTAATGATTGGAATTGTAGTTGGTCTTTCGCAAATCGTAAAAACAATTGGATTGCAAACAAAATATGTTCCGTTATTGAATTTAACGCTTGGCATTGTGCTAGGCGTTTTATTTTTGGACGGAGATATCAAAACAAATGTATTTCAAGGAATCATCATTGGTCTATCAGCAAGTGGATTATTTGACCACACAAAAATTATGAAAAAGGATGTTGATGCTAAATGAAAAAGACAATGAAACATATTACCTCGTTCCTTATGATTCTAGTACTTGCTGTTTCGTTTGCAACAAGTGCTTTTGCTGATAGAACACTTATTATTCCTGATTTACCGAAACAACCATACCGTAATGGTGTAGGGGCTTATGAGGGCGTTGTAGCGCATTCTACAGCAACTCCAGAAGCACCAGCTATTAATATTCAAAAATATGAGTCTCGTACATGGCGCTCAGCATTCGTACATTATGCAGTTGATTGGAATGAAACAATCCAAATTGCAGATACCAAATACATTGCTTATGGAGCTGGACCAGGAGCAAATAAACGATTTGTTCACGTAGAATTATGCGAAACAAGAGATTATGAGAAATTCAAACGCAGCTATGATAAATACGTTAAGTTATTAGCTAAAATCTTACGTGACCGTGGATTATCAGTAGAAAAAGGATTGTGGACTCACTATGATGTGACGAAATATCTTGGTGGTACAGATCATGAAGACCCACTTGATTACTTAAAGTCTCATGGCGTTTCAGAAGCTCAATTCCGCGCTGATGTACAACGCGCATACAATAACTCTAGTGTGGATGTTTCTGTTCCTGAGAAGCCATCTAAACCAGCGGAAGTTCCAACAGCTATAACAGATGGTATTGCTTATATTGAAGGTTACAACGTTAACTTACGTAAAGGACCTGGTACAAGCTATTCTAAGATTCGTCAGTTAAACAAACCAGAATCTTATGTTGTATGGGCTGAAAAAGATGGTTGGTTAAACCTTGGCGGTGAGCAATGGGTTAAGAATGATCCATCTTATGTGAAGTTTAGTAAGAAAAGTACAGTGGATTCTTCTATTGTAGGAAAGCGTGTTGTTTCTAAAGTTAACAATTTACGTTTCTACGATGCACCTTCTTGGAAGGATAAGGATGTTGCTGGTTCTGTAGATGTAGGGTTCGGATTTACGATGGATGCGAAAGTAAGTGTGGATGGTTCCCCACAATATAAAGTTCACAATAGTAAAGGGCAAACATTTTATATTACTGCAAGTCAAGCATTCGTATATATCCCATACTAATGAATTTTTAAGAAAACTTGCACATAAAAAAGACGTTGAATCCAATTACTAGATTCAACGTCTTTTTTGTATTTTGCTAACTTATTTCAATGGCTATTACATGTTAAGAGTTTGCTGATCCTGCTGTGATGTTTAGTTCCCATCCGTCAGCGATAGAACCCGAAGAATCCGAATTAGCGTCGTATACAAAAAGATTCCAGGTACCGTTAGGGTCCGTACCATTAAAACTACTTAATGTAGGTGGATATGGTATTGGTGGCGTTAATGGTAGTTGAAATATATTAGATGGAGGAGCAGGTTGATACGTGCCAGTAACGATTGGAGTTGGGAGTGTAGTTGCTGCATCATCAGCAAATGTTAATGTCACATTATTAAGATTTCCGCCCCCAGCATCGCCCATCAGATATACAGCCTGCTCTTGAGGGTTAACTAGTACAATATAAACATCCCTTGGGAAAGGATGGTTCATATTTTTTAATGTGACAGTTATTTTTGTAATCGAAGAACATAAGCCTGTGACCTCAATCTCGGACGGGTAAGGGTTTGCTTCTCCATTCATAGGAATTATAATGGGTGAAGAATTTTGGAACGTTCCAGATGTTTCACAACCACAATCACATTCCCCAGTAGCGCCAGTAGGTCCTTGCTCACCAGTAGGTCCTTGCTCACCAGTAGGTCCTTGCTCACCAGTAGGTCCTTGCTCACCAGTAGGTCCTTGCTCGCCGGTAGGTCCTTGCTCGCCAGTAGGTCCAACTGGCCCAGGTTCACAAGCCAGACAAGCTATATAACCATCGAAAAGTGCATCTAATTGTTGTAATAGAATTAGTACATGCAATTGTTGTCCTAGAGGTAATGCAGCTACCACTTTACTCAATGTTAGCTCCAGAGCTTGTAGCGCTTGAATACTTTCACAACATGAAAATGACGGTGAATGAATTTCATCCAGTACTTTCAAAATTGCCGCTTTTAGTTTTTGTCGTAAAGCATCAGGCATTGATGTGGAGGTAGCCCAAGCGCTTAAAGCTAATAATCTCAAAGAAAGATTGGTAATGGTTACTTGGGATGGCGGACAGAAACATCCGGCAGGAAAAGCTTGAATCAGACTTTCTAATATATTATCTAAACTTTGCTGATTTTTCGGGGTATCTTCGGTAGACTGTAACGCTTCATGTTTTCCTAATAATTTTTGTAGATACTTTTCTTTTGGATTTTGTTTGTCCAAAGGTCATTCACTCCTTCGTATATCATGTTGTATTGAAACACTAATGAAATATATGCTGGTATACCTTACCATATACATCATATTTGGTATAATACGCCAAATAGAAGGTGGACGTGTGGGCTTATCCTAAAAATAGACAAACATCTTACTAGTAAGAAAGCAACACAATAATAAGGGTAAAACATATTATGTAACTGCAAATGAAGCTTATGTGTATGTGAAGTAAGTGAAAAGAGGGGCTACTCATTATTTGAATAGCCCCTCTTTTTATATAAATTTCTTTCGGTGTTCCTTGTACTATAAGGATTAAATTTATTCGTGTCTATATCAATCGATTTAATTAATATAGTGATATGCAATTCTGCATAGGTAAATAAAGGAAGTTGGGATTTACAATGAGATTTCATTATATTATCAAACTTTTTGTTCATGCGAGCAATCAATTTGATTTGAAATGTACCTATTTAATATAAGTAAATTTCCATATGATTTTGATATAGTGTGATGTTAATAGTTGTATTTTTATATCGCGATGCTATGATTGAGTAATTCACCTTTTATATATTTACTCCTGAATAATTTAATGTTTTAATGGATTTCGACAAGTTCTGACAAGGCTTTATTTTTAGTGAATGAGGAAATTAAAATGAAAAATCGCAGAAAAAACAATTATCCATACGATTAATAGAGGAGTGTAACCACTTATGAAAACACGCAATCAAATCATATTTACAAGCCTGGCCCTTTTACTCACTATTACTTCCCTGTTGTACAAAACGCCAACCTCATTTATAAAAGCAGAGACTGTCCAAAATGTATCTAGTCCGTTACACACAAGTGTTCAGCGAGATCGTAATGACCTCAAACAAGCAATGCAGGATACATTGCAACTTGGAGTCCCGGGAATACTTGCTAAAATTTCTGAGAACGGACAAACGTGGGCTTATGCCGCTGGGGTAGCAGATCAAAGTACTCAGAAACCGATGAATGCAGATTTTCGTTTTCGCATTGGCAGCGTGACGAAGACATTTATTGCAACCGTTGTTCTTCAATTAGCTGGAGAGAATCGCTTGAATCTCGACGACTCCATCGAAAAATGGCTGCCTGGCGTCATTCAAGGCAACGGATATGACGGTAAACAGATTACCATTAGGCAGCTCTTGAACCATACAAGTGGTATCGCCGAATACTCAAAGTCAAAAGACGTTGATGTGATGAATACAAAAAAATCGTATACTGCTAAAGAAATAGTAGAAATTGGGCTCTCTCTGCCCCCAGAATTCTCCCCAGGAAATGGCTGGTCCTATTCAAACACGGGATACGTGATACTAGGTATCCTTATTGAAAAAGTAACTGGCAATAGCTATGCGGAAGAAATCGAAGGTCGGATTATCGAACCTTTTGAATTGTCGAATACGTTCCTGCCTGGTAATTCAACAGTTATCCCAGGCGCCAACCATGCCCGGGGGTATCTCCAGCGAGGAAGTGAGCTGAAAGACGTAACTTATTATAACCCGAGCATAGGTAGCTCGGCCGGGGATATGATTTCTACTGCTGACGATTTGAACAAGTTTTTCTCTGCGCTGCTCGGTGGGAAACTACTGAAGGAAAATCAACTAAAACAAATGCTTACCTCAGTTCCTACAGGAAAGAAAAGTCTGGATAACTACGGTCTTGGGATTTATGAAATTAAGCTTCAGAACGGTAGTTCGGTTTGGGGGCATGCAGGGAGCATTCCGGGATTTTGTACTCTTGTTGGGGGTACGCTTGGAGGTAATCATACATTAGCTGTTAATATCAACTATATGGGTGAATTTAACATTATGAGTAGTTTTAATAATATTTTTCTTGCCGAATTTGGCGATCAGGCAAGAAGGTAAACCGGATACATTTTGTTGCTAATTTTAATGATGTAAAAATCATAACTCAAATGCTTATAAGGTTTTCAGCATGTGGTTTGTTGAAAGGAAAAAATATATACCTTATGAAAGGGCTTGTCAATTCACAAAAAAGACATCCATGTGTAACTGTCGAAAAAAGGTGATGAACATGATGTGTGCATCACCTTTTTTCTTATCGTTGATCTTGCGACTCTGTTAACTATCCTTAGATATATGTGCGTTAACTTGACAACCACAATTGAAATTGTTACAAAAGTTGTTAGCATTAGCCTAAGCTTTCACAACGTGTTTGACTGTATAAACCAAGTTTTATGCACGAATAAATATTTTTGTCTTGTGGTTTATATCTTATCAAGTTGTTTTGAATTATATTACATTCTCATAATCGTTTTATAAAAAGCTTCGGCTTGTTCTTCCCCGTGATTTAACAAAGTTAAATACTCATCAAAAAAATCGAAGATTAGAGAAACTTGATGATCTCGTAATTTCATATGATTTACTACGTACATGGTACCTTCAGCAGCAAGTTCATTAGTATACGTCTTTTTCTTACTCATCCATTCCTTCCACATGGCTAATGCACGTTCAATACATTGTTTATCGGATGCAAAACGTTCAAATTCCCATTTCATAAGCATAATCATCAGCTCCTTATTCTTTTAATAGTTCCTCATAGGTGCTCTTGTAAAAATCGAATAGTTCCTTCTCATGTAAATCTTGAATTATATGATGTATTACCGTAGTTGACACTGGCGGTGAAAATCCTGCAGCAATGGCTGCCAGTTCTATTTTTTCGGAATAATAACAAATATATGCCAGGTCATATTCTTTGAATTTTTGCATACTATTTCCTTTCTGCAAGTACCATTCTTAATATTTCGAGCTATTGTTAATTTTACAATAGTAGAGTTAGATTGGGTATCCCAAATATGTTTTCAGGAATACAAGTACAGTACAACCATGAGGGGTTTGGTTTCAAAATAATTATACACTAATACAACCCCATTTCATCAGCTTCTTCTTTAGATGTTTTGTAATATACACCTGGAACAAGAGAACGGTCTATTGTAGCTGTGGAGGGCTCCTTTGACGTGTCCTCTTCTAACCAATTATAGAAAGGTACTTTCACATATGAGTTTGATGCATCAGAATTACTTGTATCAACTTTTTTAGATGTTTTAGATACTTTGATATTATCAGCATAAACTTTCGTAAATAAAGCTTGTACAGTGTCTGTGAGAGTACCGCCATTTTTTAAGAATCTATCAATTTTCCCTAGCGCATTGAATGCAAGACGAAATAGCCCTTTATCACAATTGCTACCTACACGTAAACCGATGATAGATGCATTTGTTTTTAGGGTAGGGTGATACGTTCCAGCTTTGATTGTATGGTACATCATTTCTTGGAATTCATTCACATAGTAAGTATGGACTCTTTCAAACTCTTTTTGTATATCATTTTGCGCTTCTTCTAATTCATTTTCAATTGATTCGATTAGGGATACTCTATCATTATTTTTTTCTTGTTCTAAAGAATTAAAAGAGTTAATAGAGTTATTATAGTTAGAACTCGTTTTCTCACTCTTTAGACCAGTAGTATCAAGGGTTTCAGCTTTTTCCTGTTCTGCAACCTGTCCTGCAATTTGTTCTGCATCCACATAAAATACTTCTTTCATGATGACTGGAAAGTTTGGATGCATTTTTAATACAAATACATATTTATTTTTGCCATCAGCTAATCCAGCCACTACGATTTCACCCGTTTGTTTTAATGCACGGACAGTCGTATGAACAGTTCTTACAGAGCATTTGTTTTTGGATGCTAATGTTTCAGCTGAAATCTTGCATATACCATTCCCTGAAAGCATGTATACGATGTGATCCATAACTTCTTTTCGTTTAGAGCGCGCAGGAAATAGATTTTCAAAACTTTGATTATTATCGTTTACACGATTTCTAATAGCATCAATAATTTCATTTTTCTTTTGAGTACTTAATTGATTTTGTTGCATATATTTTTGAACATCTGAATTATAAGCAGTCAATTTTTTCAT